AAAAATTATATGACAAAGACTGTTTATTCTTACTCCATTCCATATAGTTCTCCTCTGAAAATTCACCTATATATCCTTTTGGTGATTTCACGAAATTCGCTATGAAATAGTCTATTGTCTTATCATCGTATTTTCTTGCTGTCTTGGCGAAAAAATTTCTGTCCCTTCTTTTTAGGAATGATGCTTTTGTTGCTGAGGTTTTACCCCCATATTTTTTGTAGTCGTAATCTGTTGTGAAATGAAGTTTTAGACCAAGATACATTCGGTAACACTCCCACGCTTCCATTGGATTTACCTATACTGGTAGTGTTGCTACTCTAGGCAAGAAGTTTAATTCTCTTGCATCTGCTTCTATTTTTTCCTTGAGTGGTTTGGAGATTAAAGGTGCGACTGCATCTGGCTCCATTTGGTGTTTTTCACAGTAGTCTAGTATGGCATCCATATAAGATGTTTGACCCAAACCAGCACTTACCATCTTTTCAATTTTCAATGCGAACTTCTTAGGTGTCATTACTGCAAGTTCTTCTAAGTTATTTTTCATTACAAACTCCATGTTAAGGTGAATGGGGAGAGTGAAAGGATACTCTCCCCACCCATTAAATTAAGCAGAGCCAGTGTATAAGTACTGGGTGCAAGAACAGTCTAACCGTTGGACTGCATGGACGTATTGAGGCGTCACCCTTTCAATCTGATTCTGAAGTACATCAAAATCTTTTCTTTGCGTTTTCGCTCTTCCTTCAGTTTGCGATAACACCATGCTTGATATAAAGTCATAGCACTCTCCCCTTTAAGGTTAAGTACGTTCCTTCGCATTATGCTACTTCCGTCCCAAAGGGATGAACGAGAATAAGGTGAGGATGTTTCTGTTTACAAGTACACCCTCAAAACTCAGTGCGATTAGGCCGCTAAGGCGTAATCCACAGGAACATAATTGTCGTTTGCAATTATAGTTTTTGACCATTTACGGAGTCACCCGACAATTCTAAACTTTCCTATTCCTACCTGTCGAACCTAGTTCGCCCCCATCATAAACACTCGTTGTTCCCGATAGATACTTTGGAATTTTAGCATCTGCTTTACGGCTTCTTTCTTTAAAATAGTCTCTTGTTATAACAACAAGTTTTATATTAAGTAACCATTTAAACATTTACTTCTCCAAGTGTTTATGGTGGAGGCGATGGGTACTGCCCCCATGTCCAGATTAGTATTCAGTCTGCGTCAACCAAATTGTAATATATTTATACCACACTGCCTTTTAAATGTCAAGAGGCAATTGAACCTACTGGTTTACAAATGTATTCTACAGAATCCCAACTTCCATCAGATGGTATTTCTGAATGTAAAACCAAATGTTCTTCACATAAACTTTTATTTTCAAACCACTGCACATCCTGTTCAATACATGTTGAACCAGAACACACTGTTAAGAATAAATGCCAAATGATTGGAATTATATCTGTCATGTACTTGTACCTCTAGATGGTAGTAGTTCTATATGTCCACTACCTCTTCCAATAATACATGCCATGTTAGAATCTTTAGGAAATTCTAATAAAGTCCATGTTCCAGTTTCTTCATTCGTAGCAATAACCCATTTACTTGGCACTAATGATGGCACTTCGCCAGGCAATACAAACATCCCATCTAAAACTATAGTTGGATATTCACCTCTGGATGCTGCAATTTCCATTACCTCTTCTGGCAATGCACAGACAGTTGGTTTCTCTGTCCAATATGGTGCAGTTACAGCTGCAGTACTAAACAGTAGCGCTGGTAGTACTGACAACATCATTATTAGTTTTTTCATTTTCCTTAACCCACTCTTCTGTAAACTGGTCGATTGTATCAACCAAGTCTTGAAGATAGTCATTTTTGTCCTTTACAAATTCTTGGACAAGTCCATCTTCAGTTACAACAAGAATAACGATTTGGTTAATCTCAATTCCTGTTCTTTCTTGAAACATCTCTGCATAAGCAGATGCTTGCATGTAGTACTCAAAATTATAATCGTCTTTACGTTCTGAACGAGAAGTCTTAAAGTCGATGATAGATGGAACACCGTTCCATTCTGCAATACAGTCTACTCTTCCAGCAACACGATACTTCTCACTCCATAATCCACACTCTTGTGCGTAAATATTATTTACTGATTTTTCTAGAGTTGGTTTTAGTTGTGAGAACAAACACCAAGGTAAGAATGACTGTTCTTCTTTGACAACATCTTTGTTGTTTAGAAAGTCCTCACACATATGGTGAACAGCAGTTCCACGAGATGCAGCAGTTCGCATGATATGATTAGCAACATCATTACCAACACGATTACGCCATGCTTGGAGTCCTGCTTTCTTTTCTTTACGAACACCCAACACTGTCGTGATTGATGGGTATGTACCAGTTGGTGTTAAGTAGAACCGTTTTCGATTCACATTTGTAGTCCCTACTTCTGGGATATCTACAGCATTATGTATAAACATATTATTTCCTCATTATTAATCTTATAGTGTAGTATACACTATATTCACATTATTGTCAACAGCTTATCGCTTACCTTGACCTCTATATTTCTTGTAACTACGTCTTTTAGACTTATTCATTGTAGACGTAATTGGTTTACGTCCAAGTGAAGTTCCTTTTGACACACCTTCATGTGCAATAGTAGCTCCGTACATTTTCGCCATTATTCAACTCCTAATCGGATTTTGTTGATTAGATACTCCTTCACAAAACCAGAACGCACAATGTCACCGATTGTAAATTCGATATTATCGAACTGTTCCATTGCATCTAGGATTTTCATAAAGTTAACCATTCCCTGTTTATCACTATGCTTCATTAAGTCTGTCTGAAAGAAGTCACCACAGAAAATAATTTTTGAATCTTGTCCAACACGAGTAATGATTGTATCCAATTCGTGGAATGTCAAGTTCTGACATTCATCCACAATAATAACTGCATTGTCTAATGTAATACCTCTAAGAAAAGAAGTAGTCAAAAACATTAATGAACCTTGATTTTTAAGTCTATCATACAATCCAGAAAATGCAGCTGCATTTGGTTGTTCAAACATAAACTTAACCATGTTCTGATATGGTACTTGGAATAGTGCTGTCTTATCTTCTTCATCGCCTGGCAAGAAACCAATCTCACGAGTTGGAACTGCACTACGAACCATGTACACTGTATCGTATGGTGTTTCATTTCTTAGAACATCTTGTAGTCCATTGTATAATGAAACAAATGTTTTACCTGTTCCAGCCGCACCATAAAGGAATAAGTTCTTTCCTTTTTTATACGACTCAAACGCCTTCTTTTGATTGTCCGTGATTGGTTTAATTGAAACCATCTGGTCAATTCTAATGTCTTTCACTTTAGCCATTAATTATTACTCCACTTGTGTCGATGTTTAGCCAACACCGCATCTGTTTTAATTTGTTTTGCAGACTTCCTACCATACCGCTGTCCTAATTCACTGTCGGGATGTGCCTCTGCCCCTTTTGCAAGAACCTCTTTCCAACCATCATCAGTTTTAGCGTCAATGTTGTCACCAGTAGAACCAGCGATAGAGAACATTGATGGCATCTGTTTAATGTGTGGGTTCTTCTTTAAGAGTTCTTCTCTTTTTGAGTTTGTTAAAAAGTCATCAAACTCTTCACCTGTTTTTGTATTTCTAAATGTAAATGTTGGCATTATATACTCTTTTTATTTTGTTTATCTTTCAGATTATCCATAATCTTCCACTCACGTTCTTCTTCGGGCGTCATAACTTGTATTACTGAAGAGGTATCTGGTTTCCAATAAGTGCCTTTATCCATAGCAATAGATAAACAGTCTGATTGAATACACTCAATCAATTCATTAATTTCATGCGTTGGACGTTTAGGTTCAGAATATTTTGCTACTCTGAGTTTATCACTCATCATTTTAATTGAATCAATTTTATCACACATATCACTTATCTTATGTAACACTATTTATCTCCATCCAAGTTGGCATACCTCTTTTCTTCCATGATGCCAAATGTTGTTTATATTTTATATAGTAATCCCTGTAGGCGGTAATTGAATCTGAATTCTTAACATCATCAGGCATTGCTGGTGTTGGTTGTGTAAAGAACCCTTCTTCCATATTCATAGGTGGAGAAAACAAATCCCACTTGAGTTTACGGAAACTTTCATGTGGTACATCTTTATCATACCGATACATGAATTCTGTATTCAGTTCTGTCCAAAGATTGTATAACCATCTGTAGTTCTGTTTGGATTGACGAACCCAAATTGCACTAGGATGATTTACATGTGATGCTTTGTAAAGACTGTGTTCAAGGTCAGAATTCAATTTCCATCTTTTGATTTTACGTCCATTCTTAGTCAAACCATAATATTCTTCACCGTCCAATACACGATGTGCAGTAGACATGAGTTGAGCATATTCAATAATCATTTTACTTGCATGAGAATCCACATGCATCTCTGCACTTGTTTTTGCATCTTTGTGTAAGTAAAATATATTCATCTATTGCTCCCATCTATAGAAGATATGGTCTTCTATCTCTATTGTTTTAGTTTTAGTCTTTGCCCAAGACGGTGATACATAATCTGCATGATAATGTGTTGCACCATCTGTTATATCTAATAGGGTTATTCTACCAGAAACTAGTCCAGTTGTAAAGACATAAATTGAATTATATGTAGTTTTATCGTGTGGTGTATCTGACTTACCGTCACAATACCAACTAAACTGACATCTATGTCTCACTGGTATCAACTCACCAGTACCCTTCCAACTAGGTCTGTGTGGCCCCTGTTTTACAACTCCACAAATCGTATCTGGAAATCTTGAATCCTTTACACGATTAAGTGTTACTGACATCACTGCCATCTGTCCAGCCTGTGGTTGATTCCTTGCTTCGTGATACACATTCTGTGTAAGACATACTGCTTCTTTATTTAAAAACTCGTTTATAACAAGTTTGTCATCTATCTCTACTGGTGAAACAGTTATCAGAAGAGAGACTAATAGTTCATTAATTGACATCACATACCGTCCCAGCGTTGTGCCATGTTGCTTTACATCTAGGTTGACTAGGGTCAGTAAATGGCACTGGTTTTGGGTCAAAGATTTGACCCCAAATATTACCGTAATAAATCACTTGTAATTTATCTGTAGTATTATCAATAATGATTGGATTGTTGTTTGGGTCTTTTGTTTCCACAACAAATCCATCAACAGACAGAGTTGTTCCTTGGATAACATCATTTGCCTTAGCAATACCTGTAATTAACAGGAACGCCAAACAAGCAATTGTCATTAATATAAATTCTTTAAGCTTATTCATATTAGTTACTAACAATATTGTTAAACTCAAAATGTCCACCGTGAGTTTCCTCAGTCTGGTCAATAACATCTTTTGCATAACTTCCAAAAGAATAACCAAACTTGTCGATTGCTTTCTGGACAATATTTTTTGGTGTATCCGTCATTTCACCTGTGTCTGTATAGAAATCATGTACAAAATCTTCTACATCCATCATTAAACTTTTCACTGCACTCATAATTAAACGTCCTTTCCGTCTATTGTTTTAAATCCACAACCAGCAACCACATATTTTTGATTACCGATTAACATTTGGTCATTCACTGAAGTAGAACGTAAACCATATGTCACACCATCATATACTGGAAGGTCAGACATCACAGTTACATTCTTATTGTAATCACCATTATTAATTGTCTCACCATTATCACCAGTAAGGATTTCACCTTTACTCCATGAACCAGCAAGATTGTTAGTCCACCTGTAACAGTATTCTAAAGTCTCAATTACAGATGGAAATTCTGGGACATCCACAAACGCAACGGTTCGTGGAGTGTCCTCAAATGCTGTATGAATAACTGCAACTTGTGTCATTACGCAGCCTCCAACATTGAAAATGGAACATTGTAACCAGACACAGCACCACTGATAGGGTTAGTCACCATATCGACAATTGCTCTTGTCTTGTTAATTTTTCTGATAGTGCCTGGAGTTTTCTTTGTTTTCTGAACAACATAAACTCTTTGTCCTACAGACAAGTCACCTTTATTTTTCATCACTTTGAGGTCAGAACAAAACTTCTGTAGTTCTGTCAATTCACCAACTGTCATACCCATTAGGGTTTTTTGCATTTCATTACTAATCATAATATTTCCTCTTTCTCATTATCAACATAGCTATTGTATCAAGCATTAAGCAAGATGTCAAGGCTTATTTTATAAAATATCTGCATCCCAAACTGACTGTGCATATTTGTCTTGCAGACGGTAAGCTTCCTTTTCCCAAGGAAGGTCGTAGTAACCAGTACCCTCAACAACGAAACATCTTTTCCAAGTTTTACCTTCGACATCCATTTCTTTTCTTGCGTACTGTTTAACGTGTATCATCTCGTGAACCACGGTTGTTACTAATTCTTTCAGAGTCAATCCCTTCTGGATTTCCAGAGTGAATTCTCTGTTGGTATCTTGCATATCACAATAACCAATTGCAGAGCCTGGAATGTTTTTTATCTCAACCTCAATATCTAAGGTTTTCATTCTAGGCATTAGTTTGTCAATCATGTGAGCAACACATTTTTCTGCAATATGTCTCTCATGTTTAATCCCACCGACAACTGATATAACATTTTTATTTTTCATTATTGTGCCATTTTCTGTGCAATGTAACCAAAGAAATGCATTACATCACCGTTTTTAAAATCAATCTCAACTAACCTACTTTTTGTCATCTGTTGAGTTTTTGGGTGGAACGCTTTAATCTGTTCAATTACTGCACCCAAAGGAATCATATTCATACCCCACACAGGGCCTTTGTATTCAAATACATGTTCTATATCTAGGTTCTTTTCTTCGACTAGAGTATCTAACCATTTTTCAAACTTCATAATTTCTTCCTTTCTCATTAACTATACCTATATTATACATGTTCTCATAACAAATGTCAAGGCATTTCTTTAATTAAATGCAATTAAACTTAATAAAAGACTATTTAATGAAAACCCAATCGCATTAGATACGATGTACAAAGTATCTTTAGCATATATCGCTCTCACTAGAAACAAGAACAATCCTAACCATACTAATAGTATGAAGTT